GGTACGACCTGCACCTGCATCACCGTCAAAGTTAAATACGTCACGGACCATAATAACAACTTGACCTGTGATTGAATGAGCACGTTTAAATAGTTCGGTGTGACCATCATGCCAAGGTTGCCATCGACCTAGCATCTGTACTGTTGGTTTCTTGTAATCAAACATTATTAATCCTTATATGTCTTTCAATAGCATCTGCTAAACCTTCATCTGTGTTATCAAACCATTTTTCTACATGGTAATTAACCTCTGAAGGTTTTTGAAACATTTTATTAGTATCACCAAATCGACCTTCTTGGATAGTATCCATCCATACGGTATAATCGGCATCAAAGATTGCTCTTGTTTCTTCAAGTGGACAAACGAAATCACAGATAACCATTCGTCTCATTTCTTTTTCGTAATCAGCAATACCTTTCATGCGATAAGCTTGGCGTAAACGAGCAGCTTCACTGAATTCCCAGTCGTTTGCCATTTCACGGATTTTATCGGCATTGAACCAAGCGCAATTCAAACGCTTTTGTAGTCGTTCGGCAAGCCAGGTTTTACCTGAACCCGGCAAGCCAAATATTAAAATCTTCATTCTTCATCCTCATCTGTAGTTGTCATATCAATATCAAATAGTTGGATAGTTAAAGATACAAATACAGTTATAATATAAACGGCAGAAAACCCTGCGAAAAAACTATAGCCTATAGACCATATTGCGTATGCTGATAATGCTGATGCACAGATTAGCAAATACTTATAAGATAAAGGAATATCTTCATTCAAATCGAGAGATATTTCAAATTGTGGTGATAGAACTAACGCACCAACTTTGATAAAATTAAAAAGTGACCAAACAAGCATTGCGCCTGCGATAATTAAATAACGTTCATCTTGCAAATAAGAATACATTGAAATACTTACAAGATGGCAAACTGAAAATAATAATGAGTAATTCATTTAGTGCTCCTATAGTGGTCGGATAATCATTAATGGATCAGCGAGAATAAGGAGTAGCCCGCAAGCTACTCCCCAAATTATAACTGATTTAATATCAAGCATTTGCCATTTCCAATGCTGTATCAAGTGCATCAACTTTACGTTTTGCATTGCCACCAAACCATGCTGATGCCATGCGTGAGTCGGTAGAACGACCTAGTTTGTGGTCAGTCATATAAGTAACGGCATTGTAAGCATTCCACCATGTGCCTGGCGCAAAATCTGCACCTGGTTGATCTTCAACCAATGCCATTGCTTCTTTTGCTGTACGTGCAAGGATTTCTTTTTCCTTTGTTGATTTGCCAAATACAACACCAAAGAATTCTGTAAGCTTCTCATCAGTATAGCGACGAGTACCTAAGAAGTTTGCTGCTTCTTTGAATTGCTGAACCTTGTTATGACCAAGACCAAGAATTTCTTTAACCTTTACAGGATCAAAAACTGAACGGTGGTTCATGCGAACGGATGGCTGACCTTTTTCATTTAACGCCACTGCCAATGTATTGTTACATACAACACGTTCCATTACGAATTTAATATCAATTGCTTTACCATACATATGTGGGTTTGAAAACAACAAGTAACCGTTTACCTCATCACCGTTAAACAATGAGAAACCGTCATTCACGTCTGCCATTGCCCATACAAGTTGGCCATCTTTAAGTGATCCTGCAGTATCCATCTGCATATCACCGTTTGATACAAATTCAGTAAAGAAATCAAATGCGTCGGAATTCTGAACTGGGTTCCAATTCTTACCGACTTGCGTTAGTACTTTACCATCAGTTGAACGGATAAGTGCCTTTGTTCCTGTGGCAATATTCTCACCTTTCCAAGGGGCAAAACATTCTACTTCTTCAACTGACCAATCAAGTCCTGCGGCTTGCATCATTTCCTGTGGTGACATATTATCATCAACTGGTGTGCCTAGACCGTGCCAAGGTAATCCTTGACTTTTGCGATATGCCATTTGTGCTTCGCCGTTTACCATTTCAAGTTCGTGTGCCATGATATTTTTCCTAAGTTTGTTTGTTACGATATATTTAATATATCTGATTCTAAAGCATTTGTCAATAGTTATTATGCAGCTTGCTGAGTATTCTCTTTAATCCAAGATTTACTCATTGAAAAACCAAGAACATTTTCAACGAAATCGTTACCACAGTCAAACCAAAAAGCTTCAACCAAGTCTTCACGAGCAGAAGTATCCATTTCTGAAACGTATTGTGAAAGACCTTCAGAGTCCGACTGACGAAAAAGAACAATTGCTTTATGAAAATCATCTGCGTCTGAATTATACAGATCAGCAAGATCAGCCTCCTGGGCAGCGTAACCACGAAAAGTTGCGACTAATGAAGCTACGTTTGCAAGTGGTGTTTCTTTCCAAAATTTTTGAGTTTGAGTTGTCATAACTGATTCCTTTTCATTTGTTATATTAATAATATAACTGATTCTAAACCAAATGTCAATAGTTAATTTGATTTGAAAAGAAATTAATGAACTGTATCATTTATCATTGGAATATTATCAATCATATCAAAGGTAAACTCATCAAGACCGTTTTTGAGTAGGTCAACAACATCAACGTATTTGTTTTGACATTCAATTTCAAGTACACGGATATCAGGAAATTCGTTAATTAAAAAAGCCCGCATATAGAGTTCAGCATCTTTTATATTATCAAACGAATATGCCTTTGTTATTCCAAACGGATTGTTTAATGAAAATATAACAAAACCTTCGTACTCATTGTTACCTAAAGGAACACGGTGTGTACCTAAAAAAATACCAGCATCTTGATCTAACAGAATATATCTCACGCTGGGTATCCTATAAATCCTTGCCACCACGATGGCGCTTCACGACCTTTTTCCCATTTTGCAAAATGTTTAGTCATACTATAATACTTACGATATGCACTAACAGGATTACCTTCAACCTTACATAAAGGAAAATTATTCATTGCTTGCGGAAATTCTGTTATACCAATATCCGGTATATTCTGCGGAGGACTAGCAAGGATATCTTTAAGCTTACTCGCAGTCATATGATACTTTTTGTACCGCACTGAGAATTCTTCTATGAGCCCTAGAAAGTGCTCATAATGCCATATATAATTAGCTTTTGATAACGTCGACCAAACGGTGCAAGGATGATAATGATGTACCGCTTTGTATAGAACATTCTCCATTTCAGTGTCAGGATGAACGTAATATTTTACGATACGTTTTCCTGATTTAGAAGGTCGCGGTTCTATATAGCCGTCAAGCATTCTATGGGCCGTAGAAAGCATTTGCCCTGACTCAATAATCATCTTCGAGCAATGCTTATCACAGACCATCTGTGCCGCGATTTTGGGGTTTTCATCAAGGACAAATATATTCATAGAGTTTTCATACCTCGCTTTTCACGCCAAGCTACTACAATCTTATCGGACCAACCTGGGTTTTTGTTATCAAGAATTCTTAACGGCGAAACTTCGTGACCGTTACGAGCTGTAACATATTCTTCAACAGTAAAATTTCTAATCAGTTCTTTAAGAAATTTTGCTTTTGTGATTGGTGTACCACTGTACTTGAAACGAGCAATAAACAAATCAATGCCACGACCTACATTTGAAGGATGAACATTTTTACCTTCTTTATAGACAGGACGACCTTCATAATCGCCTGTGTATGTCAAGTAACCGCCGTGAAAGCTAAATTTTGTTTTGTCGAATTTTGTCATAGTAGTTTTCCTTTATTTGATGATTCTAATATAACTGATTCTATTCCAAATGTCAATGGTTAATTTGATTTAATTTCAAATTATTCATTTATTTCAGCATATTTTTTACGGACTGCAAGGAAGTGTTCAAGATAATCAAATGTTCTGATCTTAAATACTTGTGCCTCATGGCCATCAACTGTAATAAGGATTACTGCTTGTTTGATTGGTATACCTGTTCTTTCAAGGAATGCCGCGGCATAAAATGATGCTTGAATAAAGTAACCTTCAATCCATTCTGCCTTTTTTGGTTTACGACTTGTTTTAAAATCAATTACTGATAGTTCACCATCATATTCGGCAATACAATCAACCTGACCTGCAGTCTTAAGTTTATCACTATAAAGAAACTCTTCTTGCATCCACACGTTATCTAAACGACCGTCGATAATCTTTCTCAAATCATTAAATGAATTTAAATTAGCGGGCATTTGTTTACCTTGCCAATTTGGATCATTGTTAAGGTAATCTTCAGCAAGTTTGTGTACTGCTGTACCACGAGTTGCTGCTTGACGAGAAATCTTATTTGCTTCCTCTTCACCAACACGTTTACGCCATTCCATAATTCCTTCTTTTGAAAGTATGGATAAAACTGTTGTGATTGATGGGTAAGCATTACCTTCAGGTGTGTAGTACTTGCGGTGACCGTTTACTGCACCTCGTGTAATTTTAGGTAAAACAACACCGTGGTCAACATGGTTAAACATAATATATCCTTTATCTGATTCTATTGTATAATATCATAGAAGTAGGAACTTGTCAAATAGGTTTTGTTGGCCAATTGATAGTTTGAGGATATCCATCCTGTTCAGTAATATCACGTAGTGCTTGTCGATAGGTTTTCCAATTATCGCTCATGGTTACATCCGAGCATGCCATCCAATCGGTTTCAGATAATAGTCTCCACCTTTTAATACTTGCGCTTTGAATTAATTCCTCATTAGAATGGTATACTAAATCAAATCCTAAAACCCAATTGCCATCAACCAATGTCGGTTCGGTATGCTGCACGGCAGATTGCGTTTCAGTACCTACAGGATTTTGTATGTCAACTGGATATATCCTAATTGTTGAGAGATCCAAATCAGTAAAATCTTCAATCTCAAGTCCTTCTAATTCAACGTACTTTTGAATGTCCTTACCTTCTACTGGATATATTAGTGACCCATCTTCATTAACTCGTATAAGCATTATTCTCTTTCCTTAAATATCTAATAGAACTGAATATTGATAAACCATGCTATCTCTATTCACAATGTAAACTAATGTACCGTCTGAATTAAAACGGATATGTGTAGGCATATGAGCAGTTCCTCGTTTAATCGGTATATACTGTGTTCCGTCGTGAGTAATTGTACTTGTAATATCCCAAGCTGTGGACATTGACCACTGATGTAAAGATGCATCTTCAAATACACAAATAAGTCTCGTACCGTCAGGAGTTATAACAAAATCAGCAATCCTAGAATCTTGAGGATAGTTCGTTAAGTTATATAAATCTAATACTACGTAAGGGGTGGCAGTTGACCAACCGCTATTAGTGTTATTTGCCGATGTTCTACCTGACGTATTAACAATTCTTTGGAGATAAACCTCTGTTGACTGAACCATTTTCAAGACATACATTTCAGGGTTGCCGTTGCTTGCCCAAAGCTGATCTTTTCTTAACTGTAAACCGACTACATATATTGTAGAAAGGTTTGTTGCCAATGAGCCACCTTCGGTTATCACGCTTGTAATATCTTTACGTGAAATTCCAGGTAACGTAGATGAACCACTTCCAATTTGCAAATTGCAATAACTTATATACCAATTATAATTAGAAGGACTGCCATATCTTCTTCTTTCCAAAAATACCATTTGTTCAGTTTGAGTAAAGTCTAAACCAAACGTTCGGTATTCCGTTCCATCATAATTACTATCTTTAGCATAAAATGTTGGATTTATTGTATTAATCTTACCGTCAGTTATTGAATGTACCCATCTCTCTAACCCATTGTTAGAGTTCACATATGCCAAAACCACAACATAATTATCATTGGTGCTTGCTTGACTTTCGTTTCTAAAATATATGCCATCTTCCATACTAATGTTTAAAGAGATTTCATTACTATCGTTTTGATCCCTTAACGCTCCTATATTACTACCTGTAGGTAAAATGTCATCCCAGGTAATTGTAGATAAATCGTATGGAGTACTACAAGTTCCACGATGGCACGTTGGGCATGCCCCCGAGGTATTTCTTATTATAAAGAAATATTTACCTGCTGCTTCTGTTGCGGTTGCCTCACTCCATAGTAAAGCAGCAGGATAACCATTTGACGGCCAAGCTGTTGATTCATTAGAATAGTTACCTTGTGATACCGGATCCGTAGTTGGGTTTGTTACTGAAGATAAATCATAAGGTGTTGGAATATCAAC